AGTAATTTAGGAATATCCACCAAGTAAGTAGAGACATTGCGTAAATAATATATTTTAAGATAGTTTTCATGATGTTGGTGCTTCTGATAATCCTGAAATCCACCAAGTACCATTCATTACAACAGCTATTACAGCCCCAGTTCCATTCGTTCCAATTCCTATATATCCATTTCCAAGATCTTCTGGACTTCCAAAGATAGCCGTTAATTCACTTTGTAATGGTTGTGCCCCTGCAATAGTTCCACTTCCTTGTATGGTATTTATACCTTTATCCGAGAAGTCGAAAGAGTCAAAATCAGTCTTATATTTTCCAGCTGCATTTAATCTTCTACCAACAAAACTGTCAGCTAAAAGTACGGACTCGACCATTTGATTGTCAGCCATGTCGTCAATCCCAACATCTGAATACTCTGTGAATATAGAAACGTTTGGATATTCGACCCCTTCAACAGAGTAATCATCTACTACACCAACAGCAGTTGCCCCAACAATTTGACTATAAACGTAGATATTTTTCTCATCTTCTCCAGAGCTAGTCGTGACATCACTTGCAATCTCTGTATAAACCTGCTCCGTAATCGTTCCCACAGCCTCGCCAGGAGTCAAAGCGCCTGGAGTAGATAGATTTTGCCATTGTGTTCCATCCCAGTAATTAAGGGCGTCACTTAAACTGTTGTCTAAAATCCAAGTGTAAATCGTATCTCCAGAAGATACTTTACCCCACATTGATACTGGATATTCTGTATCAGCAGACAACCCTTCTGCCCCAAATTCTATCGTAGTTGGACCGACTCCAGCATTTGTACTCTTGAGAGCATAAGTCCCAGAATGAGAATCAGTCACAAATTCAATCGTATTCCCATTGTCCTCAATATCTATTGCTTCCCACATAGAATCCTGCCAACTTTCCATTGTTGAATTAGTAGCCTGATTGACTCCATTGAGTTTGACTTCGACGTTATCTAAAAGAATCTTCTCGCCATTTGCACCACTACCAAAGATAACAAAATATGTTTCGCTTGAGCCAACCGGCGTGGTTATGACTCCGGTGTCAAAAGATGTATAGGATCCTGTGACTGTAATTTCTTTTAATGTTTCTGCAACAGGGATGTTGTCTCTTAATTGCCAAGTTCCAATGTTGTCACCTGAAAACGCATATAAATAAGTGTCGCCAGCAACTAATGTTTCAATATACAACATTGCACTAGGAGTCCCAACATCAGCCTTAATTCTGCCTGTTATTTGTATTGTATCTTCATTCCCCCACGCATCATCTCCGCCTTCAAGTCCGACAGTAAGATGACCATAAGGAGAAACTTCGTCATAACACTCAAGCCCAAGAGCATAATCTCCTGTGTCCGCATCTTCTGATTTGTAGATTTTAGAATAATCCGTTTCACCATTGTTCGCTGAAGTCCAATCCCAATCAGTAGGAATCTCATATAACCCATAGCTTTCAAAATCTCCATAAGGTAGGTATTCGGTGACAATAGGATCAGGAACTGTCACGGTTGATTTGATAGAGTTCGCTGCAACTCCACGATCTTGCTTTGGAACTAGATTTGTTCCGTCGTCCTCCCAATCGCTACTTACTGACTCTGTAGGATTAGAATATCCTAACAAGTCGCTCTCAGGAGTCTCTTTAGATGTAATTTGATTTTTTTGCATATTTTTTTAAGTTAAATTATTTACTTCCTATTTCTCTCGATCCTAAAGTATCAACTTCTGCGTGGAATCCGACCTGCGTGACAAATACATGATTAGGATATTCTGTTCCGCTTGTTGCCGCGATCCTTTTTATTCTTAATTTGACTTGAGTTCCGATTAGATTATTCGTCAAAGCCATCGAGCTGTTTGTTATTAAAAGGTGAGTAAGATCAGCCGTACCGTTCACAATCTCTTTTTCTAAAGGCATTGATGTTTCAGTCCATACTTCATTTGCGTCTGCATAAGCAATATAAAGTGTAAACTTCACCCATTGACTTGAACCGCTGTTATTTGCCCCATCAGTCGTGATATGTAAATGTGGATAAACTGCCGTCCCTTCCTTCCACCAGTGAGCCATTTCATTTGCACCAAGATCAATATAATCATCAACATCAAATTTATATTCGCTTGTGTTTGCAGTAAAAGCATCCCAATCAGGAAAGTTTGCAACTCCTGGACGACCGCTTGAAATTGAAAACTGTATATCTTCCCATACTGTTTCGTCTAATACCAAAGTTTTATCTGTTCCACAGTCGAGATGAAAATCTGAAGGAGCTATAAGATCAGTTTGTAAATGTCCGATACTCCCATCATAAAACATCTTCATATCCTTCCCAGTACCAAGAATCAGCCCATAATTATCTTCTGCAAGAAAATTACCATCGACTAAATGTAGTTTTTCACTTGCTATCGTTCCGCCAATTACAACGCTAATTGCATTTACTCCAACGCCTCCAAGTGCCATTGTTAAGTCTGCATCAACTTGAGCCTGATAACCAATTGCAACTGACTTCTCTCTTTGAGTAGCACTACCAAGCCCAGCCTGATAACCAATAAAAATATCAAACGCCCCTGTCGTCAGTTTATTCGTACTCAAAGCCCCAACCCGATAACCAGCATCAAATCCGAAGACTATATTACTCCCTCCAGTCGTGATCCCATATCCAGCATTCACTCCATATAAAGTGTTTCCGATTGCTGTTGTCATATCGTGTCCAGCGTTAAATCCTGATGCCATATTCGATGATCCAGAAGTCAAGCTCACTAAAGTAAATGCTCCAACTCCTGTATTCTGTAATCCAGTTGTCAATTTACTTAATGAATATGGTCCGAGTCCAAAATTATAATAACCTGAAAAATTCGCTCCATTCGCCATACTTCCGATCCCAAGCCCAATATTATAATTTCCGAAGAATCCTAGAAAACTTCCATTAGAATAGATTTTGCTTCTTGTTGTGTTATCTCTGTTGGAATTATCTTGAGTTCCTAGACTTAAGTCAGCAATATTGTCTAAATAGGTTGTTGTTATATTGTCGGGAATATCTACTAAAAGAAAATAAGATGCTGTGCTAGAAGCGTTCGTCCTATAAATCCTTCTCCCTACAACTTCAGAACTTGTTGAGATTGGAATGTTTGAAAGTTGAACCTGCCCATCAACTGCACTATTCGCAACTGTAATAGCAGTTCTTGCCGAACTAATCATTGTTTCACCAGAAGCTGTGTAGTAAGAAATCTTATAGTAATGAAGTCCTGCGTCAACGTTTCCTGCCCCGAGCCCAGCTAAACTTGCTGAAATCGTATTTGTAGGAGCGCCAACTCCAACGAAATTTATATATCCTCCTAAACTCAATTTGTAAGTTGATGAGAAAGGAGTGTTTATTCCGATTGAATTAAACTGAACGTCATCATCAACAACCTGTCCACCAACTCTTCCAGGCAAATATAAATAATCAACTAAAGCTGAATCCAAAGCGTATCCTGCGTCTGCGTGATTGCCCCATCCATACGCTGTGTCCCAATCATCAGCGTTATTTGTTGTTGTGAACCAAGAAGAAGCCGAATAAACAGGATCAGTTTCTTCGCCGAACAATCCTGGCACGTCTTCCTCAACTAAACTTCCAGAGGCTGTACCAGTTATGCCTGATCCCGTGAAGTCTATCGTGTGGGCGTAAGCTAGTGGCAATCCTTCATCCAAAATTTTAATTGTCGCTTGTTGCGGATTGCTGAACATTATTTTGTTTTTACAGATTGACCTTTAACTAATTCCAAACTTTGTTTCATTTCTGCTTGCGCCATCTCTTTATACTTCAAAGATGACTCCCAAACAGAAAGTCTTTCAGATTTCTCTGCCCATTCCTTTTCCTTTTCCTTCTCAATCTCTGCTAATTCAGCTTTTTTTGCCATAATCGCTGCTAAAACCTCGCTTTCTTGAGCTTTCAAACTAGCTAAAACTTTTTCCTCCTCTTCAACTATCTCTAATCTATGATCGACTAACTTTGCAAGTTCTGCCTGCCCTTTCTTCACCAATTCAGCATTATTTTCAGCTTGTTTTAAGCCTTCCGCCTCCAATACCTCTAACTTTGCTCGTTCTTGATCAATAACACGTTTTAAATCCTCAATAGTAGCTTGAAATGGTCTCAAATCTTCCTCTTGCTGAATGATGTCTTGCTTGTTTTTGACTATCGCTTTTAAGAGTTTGTCTTTTTCAGCTTTCAATTTACTAACTTCGGTTTCGAGTTTTGCCTGTTCTCTCTCTTTGTCATTGATGTCTTGTGTCAATTTTGTCAGTTTCTGCGCAGCTTCGTTGATTTTTTCACTGATTTCGACCAATTTCTCGTTCATTTGATCGATTTCTTTGTCAAAACTCTTTTTTCTGTATTCGAAACTGCCCTTTAACGCTAAAATTGCATTATCATGTGCAACTTTGTCATCTAAAGCTGTCTCGAGTTCAGTTTTTGCTACCTTTAATTCTTCCTTAATTTTTTCTAGTTCAGCTTTCACTTCCTTAACTTCCTCGCTTCGATCTTTAATCTCCTTTTCAGCTTTCTGTGCCTTACTTAATGCTGACGAAAGCCTCTCTATATCTGCGATTATCTCTGCTCTTTCTTCTTTAAGCTGAACAGTTGGATTTGAATATACTTTCATTTTAATTTGGTTATACGTATGCTAGCCCAACTTGCATTGCCAAAGATGATCCAGTTGGATCTCCAGTTCCTTTAACTTTAATTCTTACATAATTTGCAGTGACTCCTGTTGAAATTATGAAGTTTCCGTCCGCAAGTAATTGATAAGGCGCTGGGTAAAGTTTTGATGCTGGGATTCCTGAATCATTTACTTGAATAGAAATTGATCCATAAAGAACGCCGTCAAAAGATTGTTCTACTAAAATTTCGCAGCTTGAAAGATCTCCTTTAGTGAAATTTCCAATAATCTGCAATTGATTGTATCCAGCTGCACCTAATACATAAGTCGCATCTGCGTAATCACCTGTTAAAATTGCTGCTGGTCTTGTGTTTGTGTAAGTTGGATATGTTGGTCCACCTGCTGCTGTTGCCCCTCCTATTTTTGCCAAATAAGAATAAGTAGCAGTTCCAGTCGTTGCGTTATCCGCTCTCTTTCCGTAAACAATACCTGTTTCATAATCGACCATGTACTCTCCATTGGAAAGCCCAGTCACATCACCTGCGCTATTAGAAGAATTTGCAACAAATGCTACTTCAGTAGCTAAAGTCGTTGCCAATGCTCCTCCGAATACTAGAGTTGAATTTCCAAACCTAGCTGTTCTTCCGTAATTTCCAACGATTGGAGCGATAGGAAGTTTAATCGTTAATGCTGCTCCAGCTACGCCAGCAGAGACAGTAAAATCAGTGCCTGCCGTTAAAACTGCTGAAGTCAATTTTGTTGCCACCTGTTCAATTGTAGGCAACGCATAGTCTGGTTTGGCAGCGCTTTCTGATCCCCTTTGTGGGAATATGTCTCTCTGAATCATATAAATTTGGTTATTTAAATTTTGAAGCCACAAGGACTCCTAATAATTCTTTTTTTCTTTCATACGGCAGTTCCATAAACTCTTTAGCAGTGTAAATTCCCGCTGCATTTAACTTCAAGATGCTTTTCTCGCCTAGCCCATCGACTTGAGCGAGTTCATTGCTGGCTGACACCTTTACTTTTTCTCCGTCTGCCTCAACTGTGACTTCAGTGCCTCCAGTTAATGCTTTTAACTTCATAGCCTTTTCTTCTTCGATTTTCTTTTGCCATTCTGCTTCAATTTCAGGAGTGAGTTCAATCTCGCCTTTTGCAAGTTTCATTTCAAACTCCTTCTGCACTTCACTTTCCAATACGAACTCTCTTGGGCGCATTGCGTTCTGAATTTTCTCGATCTCTGCTACCACTTCTGGTCGAAGATCGGTGAGAATGGCAGACAAGTGTTCGTAATGCCCTGCGGCAAGTGCTTTGTCTACCAACTCTTTTTCTGCTGGGTCGAATACTCCCCAGTTTACGTTTTCAAACATTGTTTGTTGGTTAATGGCTTCAATCGGTGGGGGAAATCTCTTTACCCCACCTCAGAGGCTATTAAGCTACTGCTCGTAAAACAGAGTAATCTATTATTGTATCAACTCCTCCTGCTCCACTTAACGTCACCGTTAAAGTATCTGCTGTTAAAGTTGCTTTCTTAACATATACATCTGCTGTTGCTGATCTCACTACTGCGGAAGCAATGTCAGTTTCTAATGCACCTGTGACAGTGATAGCGATCGTGCCAGTTGAATCGTTGGCTGTATTTGTTCCTGCGAACTTTACTACATGACTAGGAGTGTAAGCTGTTGCTAAGCCAACTGCGTCAGCTGCTACAGTTATACCAGTTCCAGCCCCTACTGCGAGAGCAGAACCTGCTCCACCAGTAAGACCATCTCCTGCGACTGCTGCTGCAAGTTTTGCTGCTGTGATTCCAGCATCCTTCACTCTGACTATGTCAGTATTGATCTCCAAAGTAGAGTCATCAACATTGACTGCTAATGAAACTGTTCCTTCTGTTCCTCCTCCAGTCAAACCATCACCAGCTGTGACACCAGTAATTGTTGAAGCTGAAGTTTCCATAGCGTTGAAGTCGCAAGAAGCTGCAGTTCCTTCATTGATGTAAAAAGTAGTTGCTACTCCTCCATCAGTCTGAATAAAGATACATCCTTTTGCGAAACCTGCATCTCCATCACTTGGAACTACTGCACCCTTTGCCTTCCACACGTCATTAGCAGAATCGACTTCTAGCACTGTGACGCTTGTAGGAGTGCCAACTTTGAAACTAGCACCAGCTGTTCTTAACACATTAACCTCTGAAATTTTACTTTGGTCTGTTAGACTCATTTTATTTGTGGGTTAATAATTAAGGTGTTGGGTTAGCTCCTGTTGAACCTACGATCCATCTCCAATCGATTGGGTTTGGACCAAACAATGTTGAAGCCAAGATATTCTCAACTCCATCAATGTCTTTCATTCTCTCGTGGATTCTTGGTTCCCATGCTTTAGCCATGACAACCATATCCTTCATTTTGTCTAGATCGACTACAAACCAGTAATCAGCGTAAGCATCTGGCATGTGGTGCAATGGTAGAACTTGGAAAGATTTACCTACTGCTGCCATGATAGATGGTGATACTTGTCCATAGCCTAGGTTTGCGTTGTCTGGACCATATTCAGACATTTTCAATCTGAACGCTGTTTCAAGATTTTGTCTTGAAGTGACCAATGCAACGTTTCTAGCTGGTTGAACCAAAACTCCTGCGTTGTCCTTAAAGCGATCCAATTGAATGAAAGCTGCTTTTAAAGATGTTGCATTTAGAACTACGTTTGTTGTAGCTCCAACTGTTGCGATGTTTGATTGAACTGCTAATCCTGGTTTCTGTGATGGATGCGAAGCGTTAATCAATGAAACACCGTCTCCTCCTGTGATGAAAGTTGTGCCTGTGCCGAGATAGAACATTTTTGCAAAATCCTGATCCCAGTTAAGTGTCAAGCCATTAGCCAGACCTCTCATCATTGAATCAACTTGATAAACTCCCTGTGCAGAGCGTTTTTTCAAGAAATAATCCAATTCCTCTGTGTAAGGTACTCTCTTTGTGTATTTGCGAATTACCAATGTTTTTGCAAATCCATTGTACTTTGCATCTACAGCGTAAGATTGCCCTTCAATTGTTAAACTACCAGCGCCGTATCCAGACAATGAAGACATTTTGTCTCCTGTTGTCTCGATTTCGTATTCGGTGAATGGGAATTTTTTGTATTCCGCATTTTGCGAGATTTGGTATTTCACCTCATCAAACGCCTTCACCAGCGCAGGATCTACTACCTGTGGTATTGATACCGTAGAATTATTCATTCCTGTTAGTTGTTAATAAATTAAGATTGAGCGAAAGCTAGTTGCTGTGGTTCAGCAATCTTTACTCTCACCTTTGTTGTTGATCCGTCTCTATCTGGATCGAAATCCTGAACAAACATTTGTCCAGTTGCTCCTCCAGCTAAGTCTAGCTGGAAAGCGTTTGTCACTAACTTAATGTCTGCGTATGTGCCTACATCAGTTTGTGCGCAAGCTTGGTCAGATGTCATTTCGAAAACGACATCGTCTGTGTTGACTTCGTATTGACCTTTCACCATAGCGACTGTTTCATTGTCTGCTGCTGCTGTGATAGCTGATCCAACGTAATATCCGTCGATCTTATCACCAGCTGCTGTTCTA